GTTGGCGGCAAGGCTAAGACACGACATCATAAGTCTGTTCAAAGATGGACTGTTTACAAGGATATAGTTTACGCCAATCTGTTGGAAACGGTTCGACAATTAAGTAATCACCAATTGAACATTCCATTTCACCTTCAAGCGTTGGTATTTTCAAAATTGGCTGTTTGTTTTCGTCCCAATCGTGCAATACGTTGCCTTGAATTGATTTTGCCCAATTGTAAACCATATCCTTGTTTTGGTTAGTGAATTGAACAGCCTCTATTTCAATAGGCTTTTTTCTAAATTTCTGTATCATAATTTAATCATTTCCACAAAAAAACCACGCCACCAAAAAGTGTTTAGCTTTATTCAAGGTTTCTCCTTCGTTTTTCATAATGTTGTGCGTTATCGTTTTTCCTTCTTTTCCCGCTCCACAAAAAACACCACACCCTTTAACTCGGCTTTTTCCAACAAGCCATTGGTTAGCTTCATGTATGCCATGATGTTGGCTACCCGTTCCAAAATAAAGTCAATGGTCAGGGCTTGTTCCACAGTTAGGTCATGCTTACGTCCATACTGCCCCGCCTCTTCAATGACGCTATTTCCCGCAATTAAAAACGCGTCATGTACTAAGTTGTAACCCCACTTGGTGGAGTTGAGATAATCCGTTGCATCCTTCATTGGCGGGTCGGCCACCCATTTCTTAGCCGTTGCCGCCTTGTGCAATTCAACAACTATGTCGTTTATGTGTTTCATTTGTTCAACCGAATAAATTTTGACTTCATTAATTGGTGCGACTTTAACGGCGGCCATGTGCCATGCACCGCTTTATGTGCTGCGCTTAATACCGCGTCATAGGCTTGGTACTGCCGCTTGAATGCCGCGTTGGTTTCGCCATATAACCCCAACACGCGCACGCCTGCGTTAATGGCTTCGCCTGCAGTAGACCAACCCTTCCACCCAATGTTAAATACAATCGGTTCGGGTGTTCCCGCAGCTTCGCATGGCAGCAAGCCCAACTGCGCAAAGGCTACGTTAAAAGCTAATTCATCGGGGAAGGTGTTGCCCCAAACTCTGCCTTTGAAAGCGGGTATAAAGTTCTCCCGCGCTTGCTCAAAAAACTTGTCTGTGGTTTCGCTTTTGGTCCAAACCAAAAGCGATGAGTTTATTTCTGGAAGTAGCGCGCCTTCGGGAATGGTATAGGTTTTGCGGACGTCCGGCAAAGCCATCCATTGGCATTTCCATTTCTCCGCTTCCACGGGCGTAAATTCGTTGGACACCGCGCCGATTTCCCCAAACATGGCAGCCACGTCTTCCAATGGGCCACAAGCGATGCCGTCAACGTCCAAGTAAATAGTGCGCTCGTATGGCGTGTAAAGGTTTAGGTGCAGCTTGGCTTTGCCAGGTGCGAATTTGCCGTTGTCGGTGTAATGGTCGGCGGGGCAGGTAATGTAGCTAACGCCCTTTGAGTACATAGGCTGCAAGTACATCCCCGACGTAACAATGGTGATAGGCAGGTCATGGGAGTAGTGGCGTATGCTGGTAACAAGGTTTTCTGCCCAATGTTGGTAGGTTCGGTTACTGCCAACCAAAAGTAAAAGTATTCCGGTGGTCATAATATCGGTTTTGCTTGTTTTGCAGTTGCGCCCGTAACGCTGTAAACGTGGGCGTTTGCGTGTATGTCAAGTAGCTTTATCATCACATCGTTGTGCGTGGAATAGTGGCTAAGATATGCCATTTCCTCGTTATCTACCAACCATTTAACATTCTTTAATACTTCGCTTATGTAGATTGAAATTGCCTGTTTTGACTGCCGTAACATTTGGTCAGGTTCACCAACGCCTGGCGGTAGTATCCCAAGCGATGCGTTATAGATTTCGCTAATGCACATATCAAAAGCGAGCGCATGGCGGGTGGTTAGTTTGGTTAGTTGGTGTTTCATGGTAGTGGGGGTAGGGGTGTAATAAAGTAATCGTAATCTTCTCTATTATTCACGATACAAAGTTCTCCTGTTTTATGGCACTTTAAAGTAAGTCCACAATGGTCTTCTAATACTGTAAACTTATCTACATAATGTTGCCCATTTGGCCCGCATATTACAATATCACCTGCGTTAAAAGCACCTTGACTAACTGCCTTTTTGCAAGATTTAGTCTTTTCCATATTGCTCATTTTACTCATTCCAAAACATTGACATTTCGCGCTTTGGTGCATCCATATCCTTTTGAGATATAAACGCCCTGCCATATACTTCAATCGGTGGCCATGCACTTTCTTCGCCCATGAAATAAAGAACATCATTCCAAAACTTTCTTTTTTGGAGGTTGTCTATGCACAAGACAGAACACTCAAACGCATCCCGCATGGTGGTTACGTCTTCGTCAGGTTCGCCGCTTGCCTCCAATATGGGTGCATATTCCTTAAGCGCAAGTTCCGCGTAGGGCTGGGGCATTTCCGCTAGCCATTGTGTGATTGGTTTTTTCATGAAGCAAAGTTACACCACCGCCCCTTCCCTCCAAACTCCTTAACTTTTTTTAACGAAAAAAGGGGGCATTAAACCCCCTTATTCGTGTGTGTCCGTTATTCCTAATTAGGAGAAAACCCCAGCAGGTGCGTTGTATAGTGTGGGGAAGTCGTTAGGGTTACTCTCCCACATAAACGACACATTGTAAAGCTGAAACTCAGCGTCAATGTTAGACGCTGGCATAGCCATTGCCCGCACGTCAGCGTAAGCCAAACGGATTTCGCTTTCGTTAGGGTTGTGCCACCCGATACCGCCGAAGGTCTGCGTGTTTAGGATTTCATAGAAGCTGTCGTTAGACGCGTTCACGTTGGCATCTGTCAACGCCAAAGTGTGGTTGAGCTTCATGAGGATTTCCTCTGGGCCTCTTTCGCGTGGGTTAGCCGCGTTTTCGGCTTCGGGATTGGCATATTGACCTTTGATGTTTTTAATGATAACAACATCGTTGGCCGCCAGTTTCGCTGCCCATTCTGCGGGGTCGGTGGGGTCAATAAAGGTTACGCCTTGCGCTAAAACGAAGACATCACCGATGCCGCGTACGCGCAATTCACCACATTGGTTCTCGCTGTAGGCGGGGAGTGCATTTAAACAATAAGACATTTTTTTTGATTTTAAGGATTAACGTTAAACACTAAGGACAAATTTAACATTTTTTAAGATACAAATTACAATTACGCGTCGGGGGCGTCATCGGTAATATACCCCTTCCTGCGCGCGCGCGTAAGCACGTCTTCCGGAACTAACGCCGTAGCAATCGGAACAAGTAAGTGGTTGCAGTTGTAGCCACCTCGCAGCGAAAATATAGTGTCCGCCGTAGTCGCTCTGTTTTTCCCGTCCCAATCCAAAGTGGCCCATTGCCGAATTTCCTCGGTATGGTACACCTTGCCTTTCCTGTGCAAACAAAATTCGCGGGAATCCAAAGTGTTCACGCCGGCATACTCATAAAATTCAAAGCCCATTGCATCACCTACTGCAGTCATGTACTGCGCATGGCCAACCGCGAAAATGTCCTTGGCGTTTTGCTTGGCGTAGCGCTCCATCCTGCCCTGAAAATCCTCGCTCCCTTCAATGTTTTGCCGTACGTTTCGGATCACATCTGTGAATTTTTCTGAACGCGCCACCGCATTGTTTAGGATTTCGCGGAAGCTGGGTAATGCTGTGTCTACCGCGCCTTGGGTAAGTAGCCTTGTTGCGTTTGTTTTTGCGTTGGCTAAGATAGCGTTGGCGGCGTCTGTAATGTTTGGAGTTATGCCGTAGGTGTCAAAAAGCCTTATGGTCATTTCCGCCATGAGGTCATATCCTCCAAGGTACTCCCGCAAAAATTCGCGGTATTTTGGGGATAGGTAGGCCGCGCGTAGGTCGTTGATAATAGTTTCAATCTGCCCAAAGTTTGCCGTGCTGGTTATTACGCTTCCGTCTGGGTTTAGCGCAAGGCTTGACAGGCTGCCAATAATGCGGTCGAACGCTTCACGCTGCACGCGCATAGTGCCCTTGGACAAGGCAGCAGGAAAGTTGTCAATACCTTCCTGCAAGTCCTTAATTATTTGGTTTTGCTCCCGCGTCATCGCGTGTTACGTAGGTTATCTTGATTGCGGAATTGCACCTCGGTTGTTGCGCGCGCTAATTCGTAGCTGTCCGACCAATCCGGTTGATACTCGGATATCCGCATCACGCGTACACCATCAACTCGGCAGTCGCTGTGGGCTAAGGCTGTGCTTAACACCATGTGGTAGTAAGCTGGGGCTGGCCCTTGGTTGAAGTCCGCCACTCTTAAGCCGTCATGGTATGGGTTGTTTCCGATACCGCGACCTGATTTGAACACGGACAAGCTGTTGTCGCGTAGCGTTTGGTTAATTATCCGCGCCGTGTTCCGCGTGAAGTTTCGGTATAGCGGGTCAAACTCATAGTTTAATCCGTAGGCGTTGGAATCGTTCCGGTAGGAAATCTCCGTAGTACATCCTTGTGGGCATAACTTGAAACACTCGCTAAGGGCGTAGTAAGGCGTAGACACCTCGCAAACCGACAAGGACACCGAAGTGATGCAGCCGTATAAGTTAAGATCGTTGAATGAAACCGAAAACGTATCATATGCTTGGTCGGCCGTAAAGCTAAAGGTGTATGTTCCGCTGCTGCTGCTGGCGGGAATGTTGCCAATGGGGGTGTATGATACCTCAAATAAACCCACCCCAATTTCGGCAAAATTTCCAATACCCGTTGTAACTCCGCAAACATCAATGCTTACGCAATATTCACGGCCAACTTCCAATGGACAAGCCAAAAGCGTAAACATTCCTGCAAACGGCCCTACCGCCTCGGTATAACAAGCCCCACAACACTCACCCTCGCACGGGTCAAAAAGCCCATCGCTGCCACTCCAATTTACTTCGGGGTTCTCAAAGTTAGGGTCAAATATCAACTCCCCCTCACATTCGGGCGGGTTGCCCTCGTCAATTAAAGCCAAACGTACGCATCCACATTCCTCTGTAAAATCCGCCCATGTGCCTTGATAAACCACGTTCCCCGTAAACATAGCGGTGTCGCTGGCCGAATCGCCATAAGTTATAGTTTGGCCGCCTAACACGTTGCCCGCAAGGTCAAGGGCTACCAAAGAATAGGAATCGTTTACTTCGTAGATTTCCAAAGCCGAAAAATCTATTGTGCCCGAAAAGTCCACGGACACGTCAATCTGAAAAATATTAAGCGGTGCAGTTGGCTCACCCCAAACGTAAAACTCAAAATCCCCTGCGCTGGCGATGGTATAGGTTGCTAATGGGCCACTCGGACCAGGTACTACAATGTCAAAACTACCATAGTTATACTGGCTTACCCTCAAGGTAACCCTGTTCCATTTTCCGCTCGCCAACATTGGTTGGGTAGCGTTCCTAAAGGTTATTGTGGTAGGGCCGCCACCAGCGTAAGTAGCGGTATTAATTAGTGGTGAGTTTTGCAAAAAGATTGACCAACCTGCCGTGGTGGCAAACACATAAGTAATTACATAGTTTTGGCCTATGCCCGTGAATATGTCCGCGTTTAAACTTAGCTGTGTTGCACTATCCCGCGCCGTAATCCATGCGCTTTGCCCCGTGTCGCTATTGAAAACTAATGCCTGTTGTGGTACAGCCCCAACACCCGCTGGGAAAGCCGCCCCGCTATCAATGAGTTTATTCGCTGCTACACCCGTAACCGCCGCCCCTCTGTATGCTTGTAGCAAATACCTATTTAATCCCACCTCACTCGCTTTCCATTGCACGTTGACAGGATCGTTCAACTCCGCCACCTGACACCAGTTAGCGCCAAACACGCGGCACTTACCTAATATCTTGTCGTACAGCGTTACTTCCTCATCCGTGAAATTATCCGCTATGCTTTCGCGGTTAGGCTCTACCAACCGAAAAACAACAGGCTGGTAATCCAATAATCTTATGTCCCTACGTGGCATCTTATTCGTTTAGTAAGTTGTTACTTTGATTGTAATTTCTCTGAAATACCCCAGATGAATCCCCGCTGCTTATATTCCGCGTTATGTCCTTTGCCCTCGCGGTTATGTACTTGTTAGGGCCAAAGGATATGCGCACACCAACATAAGGATTGGACTTAATTAAATCCCATTGGTCTTGCTCAATATGTCCGGTGAAATCGTCTAAAACAGCTTCAACATTGTTGGGGTCTGATGTAGCAATAACCTTATTATTTTCCGGCGTAGACATCACCCTAAAGAATGTTCTACTTGCAGCACGCCCAGCATCATTAAAAATATATGGACCTTGTTGGTATGGCGTATCATAAAGCCTCCACCTCATTTGAGGTGTAAGTGGCGAAGCGGGATAGGTTATTGGGCTAAACGCATAAGAACACAACACCACCTGCACATAATCCCCAGAGGCCAAATTAAAGGTGGCATCTAAGACAATGGGAAAACTTACAAACGCACCGGGTGGGATTTGAAAAAGCCCTAATGAAACCTGATTAATGAAAACGTTTGAGCTGTCATATTGTTGCATTGCTATGCCAAATAAACCGGGGTTTACTTGTGAAAATTGACCCTGATTATACACGTTTAGCACGGCTCTAAATCCATAAAGCCCACCCGAGGCAGGCGGAACAGTAAACCTTCCATTGACTGGGTTATAATCCCCCGAGTTGCTTGCTGGCGTTTGTGCGTCTTCTGGAAACTTTATGATTTCGTTGTGCCAATAACCCTGCGAAGAATTAAAAGGATTAACTGCTGGCTGGCCTCCGCCTGTCAGGTCGGGTGTTAAGTAATTGTTTACGCCTCCTGCCCAAGTTAGCCCTACATTGAAATCCACCGCCGTTGCAGCACCTATTGTTAGCACCGTGTTTGGTATTCTCATGATGTGGCTTTGCACCACCTTCATGTTTGAAATATCGGTATTATATGCCGCAATATTTGGAAATCCTGCTGCTGGGTTTGGCGCGTCAGTTAAAAAGTATCTCGCTTCGTTTAGCGTGTCAAAACAAACGAAAAACACTTCTTGGTCAAGTTCATCGTCATTCTCAAAAATAGTGTAGTTATCACCACCAAAGAATATGTTTTGCTCTACGTTTATAATGTCATCTGGGATAGCCACCGGACCTGTTGCACACGCCAATCCGGTAGTATAATTTACAGCCAGCATATTAGGCCCAACATTCTGTGAAGGAAATCCCCTGTTTGCATCATCTTCGATAACAAAAGGCGTAGCCAAACCAGTTCGCCTACCGCGCATTAATGCAAAAGGATTTAACTCATGCCCGCCTCTTAATTGAATAGGCAGCACCCTTTTAATACTGTTGGAGGATATTATTAGGGTGTTCATTCTTAGGTCTAATGTTACATCCTCTTTCGCATCGCTTCCGGTTGTGTAACTTTCCCTAAGGTGGTATATAGCACCCTGCTGCGGAATAAATCCCCTGTCCTGTCTACTACAACCTACGTCAATCTTGTTGTAAAGTATAGATTTGTCCAGCCCCTCTACTAATTCCTCTGCCTCAATAATAGGGTTTTGACCTTGGCGGACAAAGAAGTCATAAGGCTCAATCCTAATAATGGGGTTAGCCCCGTCATCTTCTACGGAAAACCAAATGTTAAATATTTTGTGGAGGTCAGAAAACAAGTCATCCCAAGATATTCTTGGACTTTGCCCAACGCCCGGCAGCCTTATTTGGTGTCCAGAGAAAATACCAGTAAACGCAAAGAAGTTAGCAGGGTTCGTATAGTCGAAAAAATCCGAACGAAAGCCAACCCTTCCATCCGTCATAAAGTCAATTAAAAACTTTAATACGTCATAGGTATAATATCCCTGCGCGGGTGGTATTGTTATCGTTCCAAGTGGTCCGCCAGTGTAGCTATTATTCGTGTTAAGGTAATTTGTTACCTCAAAAAATGAAAAGTTATTTACAGGTAGTGCGGGAATCACAAATCCATTGATAGAGGTTTGCACTCCAAGTTGGGTTTCCACCTTTCTGTTAGCTTCGATTAACCCAAAAAAACCAAGGTCCGTAAGTTCGCATACAGCCTCGCGCTTAATCATGTCAAACTGGATGTTTTCAGTTTTTATCTCGCCCGAAAATATCCGCGTCCAAACACCTGTTGTGGGGTCTTGTGTGCTAATTTGAACAGGAAGCCTTACATAAAGTGCGCTTCTATATGACCGCCTAACATAATCATGTGCATCTCCAATTAGAGTTATGCTTCCGGTTATTTCGGTTAGAAATCCCTTTAGTTCATCACTTCGGAATATCCTTTCCTCTAATTCTGGAAGCCCCTGCGCTTCATTGGTAAACTCTTGATTGTCGATTATTATGCGGACGTTCATAGCCGCTAAGTTACGAATAATAACGCTTCCTGCTTTGCCGCTTGGGGTTGGTGTTTTCCACAATTGCCTCCAACGCGCCCGTCTGCCTGCGGGCTTGGGAGTACAACCTAAAGTCATCGAAGCCAGCCACACTTTGCCCCGTGATACCAAAGGCTTCCATGCGTGCTGCTGCTGCGCTCGCGGCTTGTTCCTCCAGCTGTGGGATAACGTAGTTTCTGAAGATATAGTCGTCCAAATTCCCGTCAATCCATGCCCGTGCCATGCCGGGGTACTTGGCGTTCTTGTCTGTTGGTATAATTGCCTCCCCCTCATTCGCCATGATTGGTATGGTGTCTATGCCGCGCGGGTTTCCTCCACGTTCCAAATATGGCGTTCCAGTATTATAGCTTTCCATTTCTGGAACTTCGGGAGCTTGTGCCTGCGATATGGTTTGAGCCAACCCTGCAAAGATTGACGTTATAGAAGCGGTTATAGTTGCAATTTGAGCAATCAAAGCGATAGGTGATAGCGCAGGCCCGCTGCTTATTGCCTTAATAGCGTTTGCAATTGCCACGCCTTTTGATATGGCAATTTCTGCAAGCCCAACAAACTTTTGAAACTCTACAAACGCCGAACTATTACGCCCTGTTATGGACATGATGTTTGTTAGGGTTTCGCCGAATAGTTGCGTGCTTTGGATAATGAGTTGTTGGCGCTCCTGTATTTGCCTTTCTCTTGACTCATCTAATGCTTTTTGCGCTTGGTCTGCCGCCTCAATCGCTGCAAGTTCTTTTTCAAACTCCGACTTTCTAAACGCTTCGGCTTCTTCAGCCGCCTTTCGGTTATCTTCTTCTTGCTTAATCCGTGCCAATTCCGCGTACTTGTCGCGTATGGCCTGCTCCTCCATGCCTTCGGCTTCCATTAGCGCACGCCGTGCCGCCGCAAAACGCCTACCCTCCTCGGTCATATCGTTTGCGTGCTGCTGCGCAAGTTCAATATCCTTCCTGTATTTTTCTTGAACCGCCAATAATTCGCGCTCCATTTCACCTAATGACGCCTCCAATAAATCCATGTTGGCCTGCCTTACTGCCGCCTCTACATCGTCAAGCATTTTTAATCTTTCGTCGTGGGCTTTTTTAGCTTCCGCACTCACCGCCGCGCCTTCCTCTTTGGCAGCCTGCGCCGCCGCCTTAGCCATACGCGCGCGCACCGCCTTAATCTCATTCTCAAATACCTGCACCATTTGCATGTTCCCCGCAAACTGCTTTTTCCATTCTTCAAGCTGTTTGATTTGGTCTTCATCGCCCAACTTGGAAAGCTGTTCACGTAGGTTGCCGACAATGTCCACTACATTAGAATCATTGGACAATATCCCAATGGTTTCAAGTGCGCTTCCCACCATACGCGCCAAGCCGCCTACCGCGTTGGCAATTACGTTAAAGACTTCTGCGACAAATCCGCCACCGTCTCGCACCTCATTAAACCACGCTATAAGGCGTTGGCCCGTTTGCACCGCCGGAATAATTGCATTATCAACAAGCAGCCTTAAAACCGCCGCAATGATTTTTATTGGAATAAGTGTCGCATTAACCACGCCTCTAAGCACCGTAAACAAGCCCGTCATTTTACGCCCACCTTCCTCGGATTTTCCAAACGCGTTAAATAAATCCACCAACGCCGAACCAATATCCATCAAAGGCTTGAAATTATCCCGCGCAATCTGCATAAGTTGCTCAAACACCGCGCCCCAATCAAACGCCTTTAGCAAATCACCACCCGCATCCACAAGTTTCTCGTAGGTAGGTGCAAGTTTTTGGCCTAATAACACTTGGAAATTGGCAAATTGTGCGCTTAAAACCTTTTGCTTATTCGACAAGCTGTCAATGGTTCTACCCATATCACCCTGTTGAATACCCGTTTGCTTGTAAATCAAAGCCTGCGCCGCCAATACTTTGTTCTGCGGGGTAAGGGCTTCTTTGGTGCTGGATATAATACCCATTTTAAACGCCTCCTGCCTCAATGATGCATCATCCAACATGACACCATAGGCGCGTATAGGCTCGGTTTCGCCGCGTAGGGCTGCACCTATCGCGTTAATCGCCTCCTCCGGCGAAGTGTTGTTAAACGATGAAAGGTCGGCGGCCAATTCAGTAAGCCCAATGCTAAAGCCTGACAAGTCATCCCCACTTAGCCCCGCGCTCTTTCCGAAAATCGCAAAGGTGGAAGCCGCGTCTAATGCTTGTTGTTTACTTTGTCCAAGCCTTTCCGCTGCCGTGTCTGCCCATGCCTCCAATTCATCCGCGCTGCTTCCGAAAATAACCCCAACCTTACTAAGCGTTTCCCCCAAATCCGCCGCCGCGTCAATGCTGGCCTTTGTAAATTGTATGATTTCCTGCGCTCCAAACGCTACTCCCATAGTAGCCGCAAATGATGTCAGCTGCGCCTTCATGCTACCAAACGCGCCGCCCGTTTGCTTTGCACCCTGCTGAATTTCGGAAAAGGCTTTTTTACCATCCTTTGCGGTAGTCTTCAACTCCTTATCCATCGCGTCTAACCGCGCGGTCAATTCACGTATTTCCGTTTGCGCTTGTCCGGTTTGGAGTTCAAACCGCGCTATAATATTATCTATGGCCATATAGCAAATTTAACGATTTTTAACACATTACGGGGCGCGGGCTATTGCACAGCAAGCCACTGCCATATACCTTTGCTTAAACTAGAAACGAAAACCATGAAAATCATATTGCCATTAATTAGCCCATCGTTTGATGATAATAGGCTATCAAAAAAAGTACAAGAAGATTTTGACAAGGGATGTCAAATTTATATCTATAAAGATGAACAAAGCTGGGAAATTGATGAAGAGTCTCACGCATTTTCGTTGTGGATTGAATACGGAAAAGACAAACAAAAAACTTTAATGTTTTGTGCTGATTTGAATGATTTAGAAATGTTTGCTAATTCATTGCTCAAAAGCATTGAAATGTTAAGACGTGATTATTCAGAAGTTTTAAAAGAGAAAATTAAAAGCGGTGCGCTTCTTTAGGCTTTCATACAAACCCAATATAAACGAAACAATACTATACACCAAGTTCTCATGGACTTAAAAACCCGCATTTACTACGCCGTGTGCGATGCCGCCGGAACCCTTGGTGGAGACACCCGCAAATACACCATTAAGGGCGCGGCCATGTACTTCATGAACCGCTACTTAGGTTGTAATAACCATTCACTTGTTACCCCACACACCTATCTACTGGGCGGCATTTGCCAATCTGAACTTCAAAAGTTTCGAAATAAATTAACCAACAACCCATACTTAATTTCCGATTTATGCACAGCCAATGAGTTGCTCTTCACTTTGGAAAAGCACTACCTGCAAAACGGCAGACGGCCATTATCGCCGTTTACTCCGAGCCTTCGCCTGCGCTAATTCAGCCTCAGCTTTTTCGTTTTCTTTCGCCTTGCGCTTGTAGGCCACCAGCACGTCATCAATAGTGCCGTCCAATAGCAATCGGTACGCACTTAAATCCCCGCCAGCCAGTATTAAGAGGAACTCTTTGTAGCTTTGTTCTTGGCGAAAAATCCGCCCCCTGATTTCAACGTCTTGAAGTCGCTTAACCTTGCGTCGCTCTCCTGCAACATCCGCTCCGCCACCGCCGCCAATGCTTGCCAATGCGATGCTAATTGCTCGAAGTTGGGAATATACGCTGCTAAGCCAATCTTCAAAAAAAAACCATGGTCTGTGATGTGGCCGCGCAAAACCGCCACCTTCTCCTCATGGATTTGCTTGTCGAACTTAGCGGGGTCTTCGTCATCCCTAATTAGGCACACCGCCCCGATGTCGCATAGCACCCGCGTGTGGATAGGCAGTTCCTTATGGCGGAACTTAATCTCATCAATGAGGTAGCCTATCTCCTTTTTAGCCTGCACCTGCGTTGCCTCCCTTGGGCTTAACAGATCCGCGTAAGCCTTTTCCAACAATTCCACAAACACCCCTTGGTCTTCATCGCTTAACCGCGCTTGGTGTTCTTGAATGTGGGTTTGCAGTATTAAATAACGCTCGTTTGGTATGTCCTGCGCCACAGGGAACTTATAGTACGCGTGCTCACCCTCTTTGAATAACAACTCCAGCTTATCCTTGTAGTTAGGAAAGCTAAAGTTTGGCATAGCCGCCGCATACGCGCGGGGGAATGCCCTGTAAAGCAACCGGAAAATCATTTGGCCGACACTCCAACCATTAACGCCGCCAGCACCATAGCCGCGCAGCCGTGCAGCACAATCGCCACCATACCAAACGGCAGCACCAGCGTACCCGCATCTTGAAATATCGCGTGCATCTGCCACACGCAATGCACAAACCCAGCAAGGACACCCCACCAAAAAGCATTGCAGTACACGCATCCAATCAAGGGCTTGTAAACATGCTTCGGCAGGGCTTCCCGCAGGTACCTATCCAATGGTTCTAAAATCATTCCCTCCCAGCGCGCAATGTAAACGGCCATAGCCATTATCGCAGCAGCCAAGGAAAACAATCCAATGTTCAGTAAAGTCATGTTAAAGGTGTTAGTGTTTGGTTATTCGGCGAAGTGTTCGTCCTAACAAAGTTAAGCAAAAAACAATCATACGAATTACCATCCACTTGAATAGGCTGCGTGTCATACAGGCTATCCCCATCCAACGTCATCCATATTCGATACACGTTGGCAGGGTTTACGCGTTGCAGATCCGTTGGGTCTACCGCCACCACCAAGGTATTATCAACCACTACTTGCACGCTGCTTACATAACCCGTTGCAAGGTTTTCCAAGTAGACGCGGTATGTACCCGCGCCTGTGGCTAATCCTAAGGTTATTGTAGTACCCGCCGCGCAGCTTGGCATGGCCAAACATTCGGCGGGCGTACATGAGGCTAAGCAGCTACTCATTGGGCGGCGTGTTTGGCGTTTGGCTTGCCTCCAATGTGGCCACCGCTTGCACATACTCGCTTACGTCTTCGTAAGCCGTTCCGTTTTGGCCGTCGATAATGATTGGCCAACCGTTCGGAATTTCCGGACGGTTGGGTTCAGCCCATGTTATTTGTTTAGGCATAGCTTGGCAAATTGTAAGGTTTCGGATGACGTTGTTACGTTCATCTGGGTGGTAATGACGAAATAATAGGTCAGGTTAGGGTTAAAGGTTATAGGCGTAGTGCTAACCAATGATTGGGTGTTAAGGTTGCCTAAAACAGCACCCGCAGCATTTACATCCCTCGGAACAACCAAACCAACGCTGTTTCTGAAATACCTAAACATAAAAGGAAAGGACGTGTTGGAGTTAAACCCACTTCCATATTCCAGCACCTTAACCGGGCTTCCCGTCAAGTTGTTGGCCGTGTTTATGTAAATTCGGATTGTAGACGAATGCCCCGCAGCCCCCTTGCTTAAATTAAAGTGCAATTCATACATCGCGCCAACCAAGTTTTTTGCCCCCTGCACCAGCAGGTTGGTGGGGTAAATAGTTTCCGCGCTTGTATTGATAATCGTTACAGGGCTTCCTTGGGTGGCCAAGGTTTCAAAATCTTGTGCTATAACGGGCGTTGGTACAAATATCTTACCATCTGTACCTATTGTAGCATTGTTGCCGGGGTCGCTTGAAATAGGCGGAGCAATCACGCCAGCGGGAACAGGAAACAGCGTTGTTACAGGGTTAGCACCGCCAAACAAAAACTGATACACGGGGTTTGAACCGCCAGCGATGCGGTTGGCGAAGTATTTAATAACCAGCCTATCCGTCGCTAAAAAATCTCCGTTGTTTACGAGGCAGTTGGCCGTAAACTGCGTGTATGCGCTTGTGGAAATAGGCGGCGTTACATTGGAGGTCCCTATCAAGGTTTCCGTTCCGCCCGCATTCCTGTGGTAAACCTCAAAATAAAACTCGGCCGTTCCGCTTCCGCTTACGCGGCGTATTTCTCCCGTAGTCGTTATTGTTACAACACCCGGATTTCCCACAAACACGCCCGGCGCGCTGACCAATGCGCCCGCCGCTTGGCCAAAAGCCGTTATCGCACCCGTGCTTACATCAACCGCAGGGTTATCGTATGAAGGATCAACCGTGCTTATCACCAGCTTGGTATAGCCCACCACGTCCGAAGCCGCGGTAGTTGCATAAAATGCCGCGTTCGCAGGCGCAGGCGGTACATATATTTTTAAATCGCTTCCAAGGGTGGCCGTGTTCAGCGCGTCCGTAGAAATCGGCGAAATAATCCAGTTTAAAACTTGGTTAAGCGGGGTTAGTATCCCTGCGAAAAAATCGCCAAAGTTGCTTACATAAGTTTTCCACCCTGTGTTGGTTTGAAGGTTTGGGTTTCCCTGCCCCTCCCACGTTTGCCTAACAAGGTAGTCATTCGTACTATTTGCCGCGTTTACGTTTTCGGGCAGTTGATTTATTCGTTTTTGGCTCATATCGAAGGTAGTATGTAATCGCCACTTGGGCTAATTGTTAATGCTTCACCCAATGGGCTTGTGGTTAATATTCCTGCTGGCAAAATAACGCGGTTACGCGTCTTGCACGCGTACTGAACGAAACATTCCTCGCGCCCAATCAACACCACGTTTAGGTCTATGTAAACCGCCACGTGGTCTAACCGCTGCACGGGGATGTTTGCGTAGATTTCCAACACTTCGCGCGTGTTAGTGTTCACGGCGGTGGCCTCGGTAAACGCTCGGGAAATCCCCAACACTTGCCGAAGCTGTGGCATAGTAGCCCGTACTAATGCAGCCCGCATATTTTGCGCTAATATCTCTGGGCTTTGCGGCGCGTCATCATCGTAGACTTTTCGGCCACTCCACGCGTAAAAGCGCACGGGTATAGTTTGCCGGATGATGCGGTCGTTCTCGCGCGGGCTTTCAAGGTCTTCCGTGGTGGTTTCGCCGTTACGCATAAACCAAGCCACCCCGTTTTTAGGGTCTTGCTCGCTCACGCTGACGGCATTATCCCTGCCAATGTAGTAAACCGGAAACTCCCGCTCATCCTTGTTCACCAATTCGCATAAGCCATAGGCGTTGCTTATTAACCCCGTGGCCTCTACGCTTGGCAATAATTCGGAAATGACCTCTGCAATCATGGGTTAAAGGTACAAATTATTTAAAGGCGTTGTTCCATAGCCGCGAAATCCTATCGCGGTGGTTTACCTTTTCGTTGATGCTTAGCTTAAACGCGTTGGGGTATCGTTCCAATAATCCCTGCACCTTCCCCGATGGATTGTCCACCCCTGCCTTAATTGCGAATAGTGCTACCATACGCGTCGGCTCGGTCAATAATGTTGGCCTAACTGCACCTGCCAAAAACGCGCGGTTAAAGTTTCCAAAAAGGAACAGGTTAAATTTACCCCCACGCCCTGCACGCTGCTTAAATTGCCGATAGCCCCCCGCAAAATACGTGGACTTATGCGGTTTGCCATTCTTAAACTTCTTTTGGCCTGTCTTTCCTATGGCTGGCAGCTTCTTTGGTGATGCCTCCATGGTGTTTATATATGTTGGCCTTGTGCTATAATTGCCAATGGGTCGGCCTCGGTCATCCAATCCATCCGTAAATATCCGGTCGGCCTGCTCGGTTATGGTTTGGCTCACCTGACTAACAAACGCACGCCCATTCTGCAAGTCTTCGGCGTTCTTCTTTAGTTTGTTTATATACTGCTGAATAGTCATGGCCATACCCAAAGGTACAAAAAAAGCGGGGCTGTTACACCCCGCCAAAACGCATAAAACAAAACAAAAACCATGAACACCCAAAGGTAACTATTTTTTTAATGCTGCCCTGCGACTTATGATTAGTTCGTTTTCCAAGAACAGGGTGTACTCAATAAAACAAAAGTCGTCCTGAATGTCCAGCCGCGATATACTTGAAAATAGCCGCCTAATTTGAGCGTTGCTTATCTTGGTTTCGGTCGTGGCTTTGTGTTCCAGCCATGCGCAATACACCACCAGCTTGTCCAGCGCACCTATCCGCGTTTCCTTATGGAAGTCCTGCCGCAGCTTCTTACGCTCGGCGTAGTTTTCGCTTAGCAAAGTGTACCTATTCATTTTCGCGGTTTTGAATTTCGCGATTTAAATACCATGCAGCTTTGCGTAGGTCTTCCAGCGTTTCGCCCTTTTTTCCGGCACGGGAAAGGTACTTAACCACATTGCCAAGGTTAAAGCCTAAATCCCATGCTTCGATAACCTTAATCGCTTCGTATGGGTTTTCGCCGCCGCCGTAGTGGTTAGGGTGGTTTACTTGTTCCATGTTAAAGGTTTTCGATTTCGGTTTTAACCTCGCTCCAATAAAAAATGTCTTCCAACTGGCTTGGGTTTAATGCCTCCAGCACTTCGTTAGCCGCTTGTCTTGCACAAGACTTAGCAATGGAAATATCGGTGTCGGTGGTTAGCGTGTAAAACTTGGTGATTAATTGCTTTGCTTTTTCTTTCGGTGTCATGTTTTTGGTGTTGGGTTTGTATGAGGGTTGCGATAAATTTTTTAAAATCAATTCAAACACTTCATGGCTTTCATTTTCTGCCCAACTAATTATTTCTTCTTCCAAGTCCATGTTGTAATTGTGCTTCTCTAATGAATGGTGCATAAGTTCGTGAAATACACCTCCATAGGTTTCATAGTTATCTGCACACCTTTGAAGATTAATAAATACAAATCTTTCATCTCTAAACTTGTAGTCTTTGTCATCTTTAGGTACATAATTAGCCAATCCCCAAATGTAGGCATCATCCTTAGTATTTTGATAAATCATGCAGTCTTTGTTTTTCAACCCATGCATTTCTTCAACACCAAAGTGTGCAAAGATTTCACAAGGATTTTCACCTAATAAAAGCGTATAAGTATCTCTTTTTATTTCTATCATATAATTAAAACATGATATAACAGCACATACGCTCGATTTGTCAATATTTTGTGTCACTTTTGTGTCTGCGGCACGTTACTTCGGATTCCACATCCACATTATACCTGCGACCACGCCTGCAACTAAACAACACAAAGCCAACACAACCGCCTGCCAACCTAAGACCGCCGTGCGCTGCTCTATCGTGGCCTTGTTGCTGTGCTGCTCAACCCACCTAACCACATTATCCGTAGCCGTGCAGCGCATCTGCAACCGCCCGTATTCATCTACCCAATACTTTAGCTGCGCTCTTCCGCTGGTGTCCTGCTTTACCACAAAACGCTCGCGAAGTTCCTTAAAAACCAAGGTATCGCGCAGGTGCAGTGTATCGCGTGTATTTCATGGTTTGCGTTTTTAAAAAGTAGTCAGGACAGGACTCGAACCTGTAGACAAGGCATCTCACCTATATGGGCTGGCGTTGCTACCATGCGTTTACCAATTTCGCCACCTGACTATGTAAACTCCACCATTGCTGGCAAAGTCAATCCAACAGTACTAGCATTGGAGGGGTACTCTGCGAAATTAAACCATTTCGTTGGTATCACCAAAATGGTTAACACCTTTTAACACGCTCACCGCTCAACCCACCCCGCATTGTTGGCCTGCAAGTCGTACCTAAGCGCGTCCAACGCATCCGCGCGCTGATGCACATTCGCCCGGCTGCTCTTGTCTATCTCTGCCCCGTTTTTCGCCTTCACAAACTCGCAATCCATTATCAACGTGGCACACTTCGAGCTTATCTTAATATCCGGAAACTTCGCAAATATCGCATTGCACAACCGCCTGCTTTCAACCAATGGCGGATTTGACGACGGCACGTTCATTTTATTGTACCCCACCCGTAAGTACTGCGCTACCTCAGTCCAATAATTCACGCCCGGCCGACTTATCACCGACTGCGCCCGCCCGCTGGCATCGCCTGTAACATAGTATAAATTCCGCTCCGCCGCTTGGGGTGTCCGCCTACGGATTTCCTCGCATAAGGCTTGGATATACGTTCTGCTGCCAACTTCTGTGTCCCTTAACACTACCTCGTCGAAATAATGCACCCATGCCTGTCTACCACCGCCGCCGCGCTGCGCTAAAACCGCGACAAATGGCGATACGTTGAAGTCAATGGACACGTAAACGGGTAGGTCCGGCACATACTCAACCTTACCCACGTGCCGCGTCCGGTCAAAAGCATAAAGCCAATTTCGCCCCGACATGGTTACACGCTTGGCCAATACCTCCCTGTCAAACCAAAGGTCATCATATCGCTCCCTTAGCCCCTCCACGTAACCTTCAGGCAGGTTCGCCGCATTGTCGTAGGTAGTGCTTATCACATGGGGTATCGGGTTTTCCCCATAAATAAGGTTGTCCATTCCGGGGTTATTCGCAGGCGGTGTCATTGTCCATAGCGTGTTTGGGGTCGCGCTGCCCGACATACGCCCAAGCACCACGTTTAGGCTCTCAACAGGTGCGTCCTGTACCTCATCCCCCCAGCACCAGCCTAACTCAATACCGCGGATCATTGTTTCAATACTAAACACAATGACCTGCGCACCATTGGCAAACGACCAAACGCCGTCGTGCCTATCGAACTTGGACTTGTAGCCGAAAAACCTTTCGGGGTCTTTTCCGGTAACGTAATACACGCCTCTATGCAGGCCATAATAATCCAGCACCTTTATGAACTCCGACAAGGTTGCTTGGTTCAACTGCTTGTTAGTATTCGAGAATATCCCGCCCTTTTCGTTTGGGCGCGACAGGATGTTACGCAAAGCCCAATGACTGCCCGTTATCGTCTTACCTCCCCTAATCCCCCCAACAAACGCAAAAAGCCTATACTTTAGGCTTTCGGTTAAGGTTTCATTCTGCTTAAGGTTTAGTATAAGGTCATTCAGCATTCGGCGCGTGTACTTTAAAAATGATTTCGCTTGGCATCTTGGCTCGGTCAGCGTTGGGGTTTAGCCCGTCTACCTCCAACATATCTACCAATGTCCTTGCAGCGGTTACGCGTGCCAATTCCGAACGGCCGCGCTCGGTTACAAATCTCAATGTGTTCTTAGCGCGTTCCCTGTCGGTTAGTAAATGGTCTTCCCATACGCCCGGCTCGGACTTCAATAAGGCAACCAATTCAGAAATAGAACAAGGGCCACCCTTTGCTGCCGTCCTCCCAGCGGCTGCAATCAGGTCGCCCTTGCATACTGCCGACCACACTATGGCATAAGCCTCACGCGCGGTCATATTCTTTAAAATGGTAATCCCCCGTCATCCACCACTTGGGCGGTTACTACCGCATCATGGATGTACTCGTTACGCTTGTCCACCACGGGTGCCTGTGCAGGCGCGGCGGCATCCTTCACGTAAGTATTTAGCTTCAATGTGTGAGTGCTGTACTTGCCCGGCTCTTTCATGGGGATAGCTTCAAGTTTTAAAACTTTGTGGGTAACACCCGCCTTGTCCGTCCATTCGCGGATTTGTGCTTCGCTTTGACCTTGTGCGGCCTCTCCCAAAATTGCCCTTAAATCGGTCAGGTCAAGCTCAATGCTTACCACCTGACCAATTTTCGTTTGTCTGATTGCGGCTTGCCCGCAGTACATTTTTGCCATGATTTCGTGTGTTTCGGTTTATATTAGTTGGAAACAAAGTTAAGGTTTTTTACTTTGCGTACCAAGGTTTCTTTAAAATTCCATTCCAGCATGAAGCCAGCGTGAGCCAGCACCCCCGTTTCCTGCGCGTGCCTCATGGCCGCGTCTATCTCTTCGCTGCTTACCTTGTACCAATGGTCAAACTCCATCGCCTCGATGTTTCTTAAACCCTTTTGGTAGGCTTCAACGCTTATTTCTTCATCCATGGGGATATGACTTTTTGAAAATCCTCTAACGAATATACGACATGGATTTGAGTTCCCCTCGCACCCCAAAAGCGATTTAAGTTTTTTTGACTTTGGGATAGCCTCCCGCCGGGTGCTTTCACCTCAATCGGCACAAAGTAATTAAAGCCGATATGCACGATTAAATCGGGTGCGCCGGGCATCAACCCTAACGCCGCCATTCTTCCGGCCTCCTGTGCGCTCCTTTTGCCCTCATTTGGGATGTGGATGAGGTCAGCTGCTCTCGCTGGGTAGGTAGTCTGCCACCACTTGACTATTTCCGCTTGGATGTGGTCTTCTTGCCTTTTCATAAACTATGCGTTATTTTCGGTTTTTGTTCGGCCACCAAATAAAACAAATTTTTCCATTCCACCAAATTGTAACAGATTGTAACAGATAAAAAAAATCTGTTACAGCCTACAACCCCCGTCTTTACTATATAATATAATACTCTGTAACAGGTAACAGAAAAAAGTATTAAAGGTTATATGAAAAGGGTTACAACTATATGTTGTAAGATATATACTCTAATAGACTTTTAATAATAAATGGTAAAATTTGGTACTTTCAATACCCCTATTTTTTATATAGTTTTTGAAATGTCGATATCTGTTACAGAAACGCGGGAAACGCCCGTGGGAGTAGGGCTGTAGCGTGTAACAGTGAAAAAATATCTGTTACAAAACCCTTGTAACGCATTGAGGCTGCGGGGCTTGGAGTGTAACAGTAAAAAAACACACTGTTACAAACTTTTATCGGAAAAAAGCGGGGTAAAATATGGCGGAAAATGGGCGTAAAAGGCTGTGGTGCAATGGTTTGCGATTGGCAATTTATCGGAAAAAACGCGGTGGTGTGTAAATTTAAAATTGACAAAAACAGGCTGTTGAAAAAAAATGAAAAAAAGTGCAAAAATCGTTTGAAACTTTCACCGAAAATACAGGGGTTGGATATGCACCCCCTAAAAGTTGTAACCATTACCCATAAAACGAGTAAGCAAAATAGGGCTATTATAAGCCGGGTTTATGGGTTGCTGGCAAAAGATAAATAAAACTTATATGTGGCGAGGCGTGCCAAAGGGTAAACTATATTATAGGCCACAAAAAAGCCCCATTGAAGGGGCTGGAAAGTGGGGGTGGGGTGGGTTACTTTTTACGGCTTCCCTTCCACTTGGCAATCGCTAAACCGCGATTATCGGTGGTGTTAATGATGACCACGTCATACCACTCCCGAAGCCATGCGCAAAACGCTGCTACGTCTGCGATATGGATAGCGTCATGGAAGATATAAGTGGTGTTGGGGTTTCCGCAGATGCGCTCGTAGCGTTGAAACTCATCCCGCTGCCGCTTAAACTCGTGGACGCTGTCAAAGAAGATAATATCTGCCTTGGGTAGCTTTGGCGCGAGTGCGATGCTATCGCCGACGTACACGGTTACATTGGGCGGCATTGGTGGCAATTCCGGAGCGATGTCCACGACATGGATGTCCAAGCCTGATGCAGCTAATTGAGTGGTTGTAGCCCCCCGAAAACATCCCACTTCGATAATGGTTTTGGCCTTGGTGTTGGCGGCGATAGCGAGGATAAGCTGTGCTATTTCGGGTTCGCTTGACCAAATCGCAGGGCGGTTGGTGGCGGGGTCTGCGGGGCGGTAGCCTTGCGGCGCAGCTGGATCGATTTTAACCCGCGTTGCGATGTCTGCGTCTTGTTCTATGGCTGGTTTTTTCTTGGCCATTATATTTGAATTATTGGTTACAAAGTGTAGAGGTGTTGTCCCTAAACCATTGCACGTTTATCCCGTGCTTTTGGAAAAGTTCCACCAACAGGGCGGTGTGCTTTCGCACGTACTCATGGTTCACCATGTCTGGGTACATTTCAGAGCCGCTTGGAGTGTTGTCCACTCCGATAAGGATTAGCTTGGTAGCCCCATGCGAAACGGCGTAGAACATGGCTAAATGCAGTATTGACCAAAAGTTCGGGTATAGTGCCTTGGTGTCGCGGTTTACAGCGGAAATAACGAAGTTTTCAATCCACTCCAATGGCATTTCTTTGCGCTCTATTGTTTGGCGGTATTGGCCATTTTTAATCCAATGTGGTGTGCGGTGGTTTGTTCCTTCGAAGGAAGGGTAGCAGGCAATGGTGCGTTCGGGAAAAAACCCGGTCAGCTTGAACATATCGATAACTACGTCATGGCCCGACATGGCGAAATCGGTGTGAAATGCGAGGGCAGCTTGGTTTAGGCCGATTGTAGTGCCGTCTACAAGGTGCAGGTGTTGGTATGCGGAAGGGTGTTTCCCGATAATGGTTGTGGTCATGCTAAAATTATAGGCATTAATAAAAACTCTGCGTTTTTGGATTTGATAATAAGCGGGCGGTTTGGTTCGCCGTGGGCTATGGTTATGCTTGGGGTTTCGATGGTGCGCAGGATGTCGGCCAAAAAGCGGCCATTCACGCCGATTTGTTTTGGTCCGGAAGGTAGGGTAAAGCCCTCGCTTGCCTCTTTGTTTAAGTCTATGTCAAACGCGGTTAGGCATTGTTTCTCGAAGTCAAAAATAATGAGGTTGGTAGCGTTGTTGGCGTATGGCAGTAGCCTGCGAATAGCAGTCGAAAGTTCGGCGGCGTCCGCTTGGAACTCGGCATGGTGGGAAGGGAAAACGGCTTGGTATTTCGGGTAGTTACCGGAAATCAACCGCGCGTAAATAGTAGCGTTAAATGCTTCTATTTTGATGTGGTTGTCTGCTTGGGTAACGGCAAAGTTTGACCGGATAAAGTCTTGGGTTAAGCGAATGGGCTTAACGGGTATAATGATGCCTGACAAGGGGTGGTCTTGGCTAATTTTGGCGAGGCGGGTGGCGTCTGTGGCTGCGATTTCGTTTTCGCCGAAGTATATCCCGGACATGACAGGGCGTAGGTCGTCTTTACCCACCATGTTTGAGCAGTATTGCTTGGCCGATGCGAAAACATCCGAGGAAACCTGCATAGGTGTGCCGGAAATGGAAGGTGCAGCCGGAAATTCGTCTGCAGGATAGCAAGGCATTTTGTATTTGCCTTTGCCGGTTTTTAGCAGGATGTACCCTTCATGCTGGGTGATGGTTGGGTTTTCGATTTGTTTTAAAGCTGCGATTAGCGCGGATGCGTTTACTTGGCAGTTGAGCTCGCTGGGTAGCGGCGCGACAATGTGCGTTTGTAAATCTGTTGCCTCGACTTGGTTATTACGGAAGCAAAGGTTTTGCGTTGCAGGGATTGTTGTTGGGCTGGTGGCCTTTGCTACGTTTGATAGTAGGCTGGTAATGTCGTTTGTGGTGTTCATGGTGTAGTGGCGTTTAATTCGGTAAAGTTAAAAAATCTTCGTTAGTTAAAGTGTTATAGGGTGTTAAACCGGGCAAGGCCACTTCGCGGCCAATTAAACCAAGGTCAGCGGAATTAACCAAAGACACCTTCCACATTCGCTTCACCATTGTTCCGGTTCGCTTTAAGTTTTGCTCAAAGCCTAAAGACGTCAGCACGCGCCCAATTTGCTGGGGGTTGACTTGATCAACTCGGTACTTCATTTTCATGAGCGCGAGTATTTCCGATGAGGATAAATACTCCACTTTTTGGCCGATTTGGGGAAGGTCTACGATTAAGGAAACAAGGTCTTGGGCGGCGGATGTTACCGCATAGGCAGCGGACACCATGTTAAGAAACTTCATTTCCTCACGTGTAAGGTGGTGTGGTTTGCGAAGTTCCTCGGTGTCTGCCTTGGTGTATTCAGTTACAAGCTGCGACCAAAGGGCTTCCCTGTCTATTTTTTCCATGCCTTTTTGGTCGATTTCGGTAATGGTCATGGGTACAAAACGGCGGTTTCCTGTGGGGTCGTCAATGATTTGCGTTTCGTTTGACGTGCCAATCCAAGAAGCGATGCGCTGGAGCTTCTCGGTGGTGGCAGCGTAGGGTAAGCGGATTGTAACGTAATCCAAGGAAAGCACCT